AAGTTGTAACAACATCTGGTGATATCACAGCAGTTACTGCTGGAACTGGTATCTCTGGTGGTGGCGGTTCTGGTGCGGTAACAATTACAAACGCAATGGCTACAGCATTAACAGCCAAGGGTGACATTATTGTTGCAACTGGTAGTGGAACATTTGTTGCTCAACCAATTGGAGCCAACGGACATATTCTTACCGCTAACTCTGCTCAGGCAGATGGTCTTGAGTGGGCAGCTGCACCAATCAGTCTTCCAACTCAAACTGGAAATAGCGGAAAAGTTCTTACAACCAATGGCACTACAGCTGCTTGGGTTGATTCGTTTGCAGACGCATTCTTAATGATGGGAGCATAACAATGCCAGCATTTGCATTACAACTACGTCGAGGTACAACAGCAGAGCACTCGACATTCACAGGCTTAGTCGGAGAAGTAACAGTTGATACCGACAAAGACACCCTCGTCGTACACGACGGTGTAACACCAGGAGGAAAACCTCTTGATACAACAGGGATAGACCCTTTCTTACTAATGGGAGCATAACAAATGGCATATAAAGTACTAGGTCAACTAGCTGCTGCAGCAACAACCGAAGAAGGTCTATACGCAGTACCTGCTTCTTCATCTGCAGTGGTATCAACAATCGTAATTGCAAACCGTGGAACAACATCTGCAACTTACCGCATTGCGGTTAAGCCAACAGCAGCAACCACATTGGCTAACGTTCACTACATCGCATTCGATGTAGCTATTGCAGCTAACGATTCAACAGCATTAACTCTTGGAATTTCGCTTGCTTCTGGCAATGCGATTCGCACATACGCATCAAACGCAAACTTAACATTCTCAGCATTCGGTTCTGAACTTTAATAGATAGGTAGGTAGGCTTTATGGCTATCAGTAGATTTTCTACTTCAAGGTTGACCCAAGGTCTACCTAAATATCAAAACGCTTGGGATACGGTTTCTCCGTCTTCTGCGTTGGTTCCAATTGCAAGTCAAGTTCTTACAGGAAATGTTGCATCGGTTACGTTTTCAAACATTCCACAAGAGTTTGCAGATTTAAGAATTGTAAGTTTTGCAAGAACAACTTTTTCAAATCTTTCTGAATCGTTGGTATTGCAATACAATTCAGACAGCTCTGCGTTGTATTCAGCAGTATCTGTTGTAACAGCAGATACCATTTATCATGGCAAGCAATCTGGATACACAAACCATGTGTTCTCACAAGTAGCTGCTAATACAGCACCCGCTGGAACCTACAGCACAACAGTGACAGATATTATTAACTATGCTAATACAACAAGTTTTAAATCAACATTGACTAGACACTCTTGTGATTACAATAATAGCGGTTCAAGTGCTGTAGGTTGGTATGCAATGTTATACCGTTCAACAAACGCAATTAGCTCATTTCAAATAACCAGTGCTAACGGTTCAAATCTTATGGCTGGTTCTACATTTACATTATACGGAGTTAGAAGGTTTGTAGCATGAGTATGTATCCAATAGCAACTAGCGGTGTATTAACTGGTTCAACAAACTCAGTTACATTTTCAAGCATACCTTCTCAATATAAGCACTTGCAGATTAGGGCATACACAAGACTAACTGGTGCATCAAGCTTACAGTCAAACCTTGTATATTTTAACGGCGATGGTGGAGCAAACTATGCATCACATAGAATGTATACAACAGGAACTGCTGGAACTTCACAGGGTTTTACATCACAAACATTTATGATTATGAGTGGAATACCCGCCGCCAACGACCTTGCAAATACTTTTGGTCTATCTATTGTTGACATAGATGATGCTAACAGCACTACAAAATTTAAGACACTGAAAGTGTTTAGTGGTGCATCTTGCAATACAGGAGATGGTCAGGCTCATATGCAGTCAGGACTATGGCGAAATAATAATGCTATCAATAGCATCTTAATTGCATCTGGTACTGGAAACTTTGCACAGTATTCACGAATTGAATTATATGGAATTCTAGCAGCAACAGCGACAGGAGCTTAATTATGGCTAAAGGTTATGAGGCTATTTATCATCAAACCCTTACAGGCACAGCTTCATCTTTAAGATTCAATAATATCCCACAAGGATACACAGATTTATTGCTGAAGGTTTCTCCTCGTGGAAATAGAGCTGCACCAAATATTGAAGATATGTATGTAACGTTTAATGATGACACCGCATCAAACTATTCATTTGGTGAATTGTATGGCGACGGTGCATCTATGGCGTTTACTCGTTTGACAAGTCAAACCAGCGGAAGATTTCTTTATGGCAATACAGCTTCCTGCACAGCAGGAAGCTTTGGTATTTGTGATATGTATATTCCAAACTACTCATCTGGAACTGTATTCAAATCTTTTAATGCAGATAGCTTTAGTGAAAGCAATGATGTTACTACATACCAAATCAATATATCTGGATTGTGGAGAAACCTTGCGCCAATTACTTCTATTAAAATTGACCCAACAACAACACCGTTCCAAATTGGTACATCACTTTCACTATACGGAATAACTAAGTAGGAGAACCATGGCAATCAGACGATTCTCAACAGCAGAACCTGGAGTAAAATCCAACAAATTCTGGGACCAGGATACTGCACAAGGCGCAATGGTTCCCATTGGAAGCATTAATATTGTATCTAATACACAAGCTCAGTTTCTTTCATTCACAAATATACCTCAAACATATCAAGACTTAATGCTAGTTCTTAGTATGAGAGGTGCTAGAGCTTTAACTAGTATTAATTTTCACGTTACTATAGCTTCTGGTCAATTCTTTTCTGGAACCACGTTATATGGCGATGGCGCAACAGCTGCATCATCAAGGTTTAGTAACGGATTTGACCCAACAGATGGTTCCGTTCCAGCAGCATCGGGTTCTGCGGGTGTGTTTGGTTCTGCAGTTACTCATATATTAAATTACTCAAACAGTTCTAATTTTAAAACAACTCTTACGAGATGGTCGTCAGATGTTACTGGCGGTGGAACAACTGGTCTTTATGCAAACCTTGTTCGCGTAACATCTCCAGTCACAACCGTCAATGTTTATACAGACTTTGCTGACTACTGGGCTACAGGAACAACCGCAACACTTTATGGAATTAAGGCAGGTGCTTAAATGACAATGCATCATATTGCAAGCTCTGTAATTACTGGTTCATCTGCTACGTATGCTTGCAGTTTCAACAATGTTCCTCAAACATTTCAACATTTACAAGTAAGAGTATATGCAAGAGGAACCCAGAACAGTCTTTCAAATTTTATGCTCATGCAATATAACGCTGACTCTAGTAACACATACTATGCGGAACATCATTTAGTTGGTAATGGCTCTTCGGTAGTTTCCAATCAAGCAACTTCTCAAACATATATTAATATTGGAAATGTTACTGGAAACACGGCGCTGACAAATAATTTTGGTGTAGCAATCATAGACATACAAGATTATACATCAACAACAAAACATAAAGTTAATAAAACCCTTATCGGTTATGACAATAATGGAAGCGGTGAAGTTCAACTAAGTTCTGGTCTTTACGCCAACACAGCTTCTATACTTCCAATAACATTATTGCAGTTATACATGGCTAATGCTGCCGTAGGAACACGTGTTGATTTATATGGTATCACTGTCAATCCAGTAGCGAGAGGGTCTTAATATGCCTAAAGGTATGCAAGCAATTTACACTAATTCATTTAGTGGTGGCGTCGGTCAGTTAAACTTTTTTAATATACCTCAGACATTTACTGACTTAAAAATTGTAGTGTCTCAAAGAAATACTGGTGGCGGTGCTTGGGAGCCACTAGCTTTTAGGTTTGATGGTGGTGATTTTTTCTATAGCAATACTGCTATTGGTGGCGATGGGTCAAGTCCCGCTTCAACAAGAGTCGGTGCTTCTGGTTATATGTCATACAATGGATATATAAATGTAGGCAGCGGTGGTGCTACCGCGAACGCATGGGGAATTTACGAATTATACATTCCAAATTATACAAATAATTTATTTAAGCAAGTAATTATTGATGCAGTTACCGAAAATGTTGGTTCTGCATCAACAGGTTTAGGTGCAGCATTATATAGATTTGGTGCGCCAATAACTTTTCTTCAAGTTGGTGGCTACGCAACTTCACCAGCAACAGGAACATCAATAACAATTTACGGCATCAGCCGATAAACCGACAAAGGAGAAACAAATGACAACACCTACAGTAATCGATGTCGATTGCTCAACTGGTATCTCGACAGAACGTCCAATGACGGCTGATGAAATCCAGGCAATGAACGAACGCACAGCTGCGTTCGAAGCACAGCAAGCAGAACAAGCAGCAGCAGATGCAGCTAAGGCTGCAGCTAAGGCAGCAGCACATGAGAAGTTAGCAGCACTTGGTCTAAGTGCTGACGAAATCGCAGCACTCTAAGGAGATAACATGAACGCAAAGTTTCAAGCAGCAGCACTATCTTGGTTCCGCGCAGCAGCAGCATCTGCGATTGCGTTGTACCTTGCTGGTCAGACGGACCTTAAGGTCTTAGCAACAGCAGCATTGACAGGATTCCTCGGACCAGTTCTTAAGTGGCTCGATGGTTCCTCAACAGACTTCGGACGCGGAGCAGAATAATGTCTACCAACGAATGGGCTGGTATCGCGGTCGCGGTTACCACAATAGTCGCCAGCTTTGCTGGCTCAGTTCGTTGGTTAGTAAAGCACTATCTCGCTGAACTTAAGCCGAATTCTGGCAGCTCGATGCGTGATTCAATCGACAGACTTGAACGACGCATTGACGGATTATACGAACTAATAGCAGGAAAGACTAATGAATGACAACTGTAGCCAAGAAAGCCACGCCTGCTGCTCTTGCTGTGCTCCGTCAAGCGACGGCATTAAAGCCGAAGCGGAAGAAAGTCAGCGATGGTCTGCTTCCTTCTGCTGCACATGTCAAGCAAAGTCCGAATTCGGACCACAATACTGGGCTAGCAGCAGACCTTACTCATGACCCAGACAACGGTATTGACTGTGCAGAAATATTTGAAAAGCTTAAGGAAGACAAGCGTGTTTCGTATCTTATTTTCCAAGGAAAGATTTGGTCTAAAGAAAAATCCAAGCTGGGAAACAGACGGTACACTGGGAGTAATCCTCACAATAAGCATCTACATATTTCTATTAATGCCTCTAGTGCTACCGATACTTCTCCATGGTTTTGGTGGATGAATCAGCCAAAGATTATTAATCAGGTCAAGGCAGCTATTGCTGCAGTACCAGTAAAGAAAGCATACCCAGCAGAAGATACATCTAAATGCTGTCAGCACTGCCCATCTAAGAAGTAGGAGATAAGTCGTGGCAACGAATAACAAAGCCCTAGTTGGTGACCTACCGATTATCTTGAGCCAGTCTATCCCGACTGCTCTTGTTAAGTATAAGCGTGAGGATTTTGCTGCTAGCTACGCTATTGGTAATACACCATGGCTATCTGCAGCCTCTGACCAAAACCGTATTAGTCGTATCACGACTACGTACCAGAAGGAACGTATTGACCAGGGCTCTACCGCTGGTGAAAACTCACTGTCTAACTGGTGGCTACGGTCTGCTACATCATGGCACCATGGCGCTGGCGAACGTTACTACGATGCAGACTCAAGCGACTTATATAAATTCTATGAATCAAACAACCTTGATGTATGGAATGTCGGAGAGCTAACTCTACTTAAGGCAACAACAAGCTTAAGCACTGCTGCTGTAAGAAACCCAGTGACTGTAGCTGGCGGTACATTCTACATTGAAGACACGACATTAAAGTTTTACAACGAATCAACAAACACGTCAACAAGTATATCTCTCGGTGCTGGTAATATACCTTATTGCCTGACATCAGATGGAACTTATTGTATCGTTGCTGCAACCAATGGTGTCTATGATGTAACAACTGCTGGAGCAGTTAGAATTCTTTGGGACAAGCCAACATATGTTGCTGCCGATTGGTTTCCTCAAGCTATTGCATACGTTAAGGAACGTATCATTGTGGCTGCAAGAGAGGGAACTGTTGAGGTAGGAATCTACGAAGTAGGTAGAGCTTATACAACACCAACCCCTAGACTCAATGCATCTAATGAACGTTGGGAAACAGCCAACACTTCTACAGTTGTTAACTCTATCTCTGAATTAAACTCAGCGATTATAGTTGGTTATACACAAGGTGCCGTATCACGAGTTCTTTCATTTACTATTGACCCAACAAACCCGCTTGCTGCAATTAATGAACCAACCGTTATTGCCGAATTGCCACGTGGTGAAAGCCTTAACCAGATACGCTGTTACCTCAGCGAATACGTTGCACTAGCAACGACACGTGGTCTTCGAATTGGAAACCAAACTTCTGATGGGACCGCCTTTACATATGGCTCGCTTAACGTAGAAGGTGAAGTTAAAGATATTGCGTTTAGCAATTCATACATCTATGCAACGAGAGCTTATGCCTACAACAATACTTATGGTTTATGGCGAATCGATTTAGGTACACCGCTTGATGGTCAGTTTGCTTACGCATCAGACTTAGTTACAGATTCTGGAACAGTCAACGGCGTATCGTTTATTGGAACAAGTGATAGAAAATTTATTACATCATCAAGCGGTGTATGGATTGAGCATGCAACAAACCTAGCAACATCTGGAACAATCAAGTCTGGCTATATCCGATGGGGTACATCAGAGAAGAAGCAACCAGTTTCAATTGCAATCCGAGCAGTAGGCGATGATGGACAGATTGGTTTCACAGTAGCCGATGACAATGGCAACGCATCAAGCATTGGTGCAGTACCACTCAACGCATCTACTGACTTGCAGTTATCTGCTGGTCTTCAACCATCTGATAACTTTGAGATTACCATTACGCTAACAAGAAGTACTTCAGACGTTACGCTTGGACCTATGCTTCAAGAGTGGCAATGTCGTGCATTACCTGCACCTATTCGCTCAAGAACCATCACGGTTCCTTTGCTTTGCTATGAAGAGGAACGTGACACCAATGGAGTTACTAACGTAAGCAGCCCTTGGGAGCGTATTAAATATCTAGAACGTATTGAGCAAAACGGTGGAGCAGTTCTGTATCAGGACTTCTCTTCAGAGGAAGAAAGAATCTGTGTTATCAGAGCTGTTCAGTTTGAACAGCAATCTCCTCCATCCTTTGCTAATGGATTCGGTGGCATCGTTACCGTTCAATTGCAAACAATTGATACGGAGCAGCCAATCCAATAATGGAAGAGAACAAGTTAATACCACTGGTATCACCAGGTGAACGAAGTGAGTTGGTCGATAAGGTTCGGCTAGCTCTTAATGTTGCTGGAGATGACGTGCTTGATGCTCCCCTTGCCGAGTTGCTAAGAGGGTTGCAGCATCAACTTTCCATCCCAGCAGTCGGGTGCATCAATATAGCCACGCTGGATGCGCTCGCAGTTGCTCCACCAGAATGGTAGGGCTAAAAGGAGAGGGGGACTTAATCGTCCCCCTCTTTTTTTATTTCCCTTTTTCTACCACGGCTTGCCATCAGGCAAGCCTTTCCCTCCCACCACCCCTCAACCCTATCAGATTATTGGTAAAAATAAACGGCGTGTCTTAGGACACAAGAAAGGAATATGCTGGTATGATTTACGGTATGAATAAACTTCCTCCGCATCGGTCTTACAGTCAGCTAACAACCTGGCAATCCTGCCCTCAGAAATATTACTTGAGTAAGGTTGCCATGGTACCAGAGAAACCCGCAGTATATCTAGCAGCTGGTTCAGCTGTTCACTCTATGTTGGAATGGTTGAACCATGAGTTCTACAAGCAGCAACAACAGCAATCTAATTGACCAGCGGGGAATCCCCAGCAATGAATGTGTGAACTGCGGTTCAAACATTCAAATAATCAGAGCCATCTTCCAAGACTATGACTTGGTTATGTGGTTCACCGATTCTTTCTGCGCCCAATGTGGCTCACCTATGACAACACCCACACCAGTAGACCATCCAGACTACGTGAAACCAGAACAACCAGAGGAAGAAGACGATGAGTTTAACTGAGAAGTGGCTTGAGGTTTTTAATGACGAAGTTAGAAGTGTCGAAGAGCAAACAGGAATCCCATCGACAGAGTGGAAGACAGCTGGTCGCAAGACCGCTGCTCGTCCAGATGGCGAGGACTTAGCTTTTTGGCAGAGCGATGGGCTCAAGCAGGTAGAGGCATACCAGAAATGGATGTTGCAATCTGGTTGGCAAATCGCTACTATGCCTGATGGTCGTCCTGGAATCGAGTGGTCTGCAGATGTGCATTTCGGAGGCACACCTGTAAGATTTATTATCGACGCGGTATATCAAGTAGGGGAAGACTTGGTTATCGTTGACTACAAGACAGGTTCCAGGACGCCATTCGGTGTAATCCAGAATGGCTTATATGCCAGTGGTATTGAAAAGATTTATGGCATCCGTCCCAAGTGGGGCGCATTCTTTATGACACGCCAAGGCGAGCTTGGCGATTTGATTGACTTAACCCACCTAAGTATTGAATACTATGAGCATGCGTTTGCCTCAATGAACCACTCAGTATTGCAAGGTTACTTCCCAACATTTGTTGGTGAGAATTGCAAGATGTGTTCGTTCGTCGAGAAGTGTCCAGCATGGGGCAGTAAAGATTTCCCGCTACAACTTCCAACAACTGGGAAAGAAAAGGAGAGAAAGTAGATGACTGAATCTATGTTCTCGTTTACAGGAAAGCTAAACGGAAATGATTTGTTTACCGTTCGAGGTAACAGCATTTCTGAATTCAAAGCAAACCTAACCGCAGCAGTCGAGGCAATCACTGATGCACAAGGTCTGCAAGCTATGCTACTTAACCGCACTAACGGCGGAGCATATGCACCTAACATGGAGCAAGCAATCGCTGGGCTACAGGCAGCTGGTTTAAACCCACAGCCTGTATCTACAACACCTCAAGCAATTGAGGTTGTCAAAGACAAGTATGGTAACGAGTGGACATATGGACATCCAGATGCGCCAGACCTACCAGACGGACGTGGCAAGTACGCCAAGAAGAAGGGCGTATCAAAAGCAGGCAAGGCTTATGTTGGTTGGTTTGACCCAGCCAAGGGACCGAAGCCTTTCTCACCAGGTGCTGTAGAAGCAGAAACAATCTGGACTAAGTAATGCGTAGCCTATTGCAAGTAGTGGGTGTCGAGTCACCAGCTGGTCATCAACTACCAGAAATCTTGCCTCAACTCACCGCCAGTCAGGTTGTGTTCCGTCAAGCGCAATTGCATTTGATTGCTGCACAACCAGGCGGAGGCAAGACACTACTTGCATTATGGTACGCCGTTACTTCTAAGGTTCCATCTTTGTACATATCAGCAGACTCTGATTCACGTACCATCGCTACTCGCGCTGGTGCAATTATTATGAATAAAGATGTTGCTGATGTTGAAAGACTGATGGATACCGAAGCAAGTGTTCTCCTTGAGGATGCACTAGCAGAAGGTGCCAACCATGTAAGGTTCGCGTTCGACCCAGCACCTTCTCTTCAAGATATTGAAGAGGAGATAGAAGCGTGGATTGAATTACATGGTTCGGCTCCTGCTGCTGTATATGTAGATAACTTAATGAACGTAGTGTCCGCTAGCGATAACGAGTGGACTGCACTACGTGATGCCATGTCAGCGTTTCACTACATGGCACGTGAATATGAATCGGCTTTCATCGTCCTACACCACGTATCCGAGAATGAAAAGATGTCTAAGCCAAACTACCCAGCACCACGTAAAGCTTTGATGGGTAAGGTAGCAGCACTACCAGAGTTGGTCCTTTCGGTGGCTCTGGATAGTGCTTCTAATAGTTATCGTGTTGCCGTTGTTAAGAACCGACATGGCAAGGCAGACCCAACCGCAGAGAGCTATGTATCTCTAGCAGCAGAGGCAAGCAAGATGGTTCTCTATAATTCACCAGCTGATTTGTTCCGCGCCAGAACAATGAGTCAATGGCAATGAGTAATCTATCTTCATTTGATTTAGATTTTAGTTATGGTCAGTCAGGCGAGAAGCTAGTAGAAGAGTTACTTACTGGTGGCAAGACCATTGAGGTTAAACGTGACCGCAAGTGGCATGCTACTGGCAACCTATACATAGAAGTTGAATGCTGGTATCAGCGTTCTGATTCATGGGAACCATCGGGTCTGTCTGTCACGAAGGCTAGTTACTGGGCTTTCGTTCTGGAACATGGCGTATTGATGGTACCAACTGGTCATGTACGTCACGCCATACAGAAGTATGGACGTGAGATTACTTGCGAGATACCACCGAACAGAAGCAAGGGCTATCTGATTACGGTAGAAAATTTACTAGATGTTATGAAAGAATTAAAGAATGAATAAGATAACAATCTTCTTGCGTGGTGCTTGGGTTAAGTGGCACGTACTTGCATACCTTGGAATGCAGAAAAGAAAAAGGTGGCGTCATCTTGTAGTTACAGATGAAGTTGCATTAAGGTATTGGGAAAATCTTTATAGATTAAAACGTCGACCTTAAGGAGTTATAGATGCGAATGCCAGACCTATCACGTGGTCAATGCAGAGAAGTTGGTAGCGATTTTTTTTACCCAGATTCTGAGAACGAAGGCGATACATCAATGTATGCTTTTGGCAAGATGATATGTTCTGGCTGTCAAGTAAAGACAGAATGTCTTGACTGGGCAGTACGCCACGAAGGTTATGGTTTATGGGGTGGGATGACACCGCGTGACCGAATGGCAATCCGTCGTAAGTTAAATATAAAACTAGACTCACTGATACCAGGAGATTACACATGACAACAGCAGCTAAACGTAAAGGCTCACAGTTTGAACGTGACGTAGTCAAGTGGTTAAGAAGTATGGGTTACCCATGTGCCGAACGTGCGTATGGTGCTGGTCGTCACGACGATGTCGGTGACATTGACGGTATCAATGGTGTAGTTATAGAATGCAAGAATGAAAAATCATTTAGAATTCCTCAGTACCTTCGGGAACTTGAGGATGAGATGACGCATGCAGATGCAGAAACAGGCGTTGTCTTAATGAAGAAGCGTGGCACTTCTAATATCTCAGAGTCGTATGCAGTAATGCCTGCGGAACTCTGGGTAAATCTGCTTAAACAGGCAGGTTACAATGGACATCAGTAATCATGTGACAGCTGGTTACAAAATGAAAAGAGGTAACTATGCGGTTAGCGACAACGATGGGCATAGCGATAGCATTCGTGTTGGTATCACCAGCACAAGCGTTATCACCCAAACTTACACACGAAGTTCGCATGTCCGTAATGGACAAGGAACAGAGAGTGGAGTATGCGATTGCTCAGTTCGTGACCGAGAAGGAGCAGCGACTATGTGCGAAACGTATTGCGTACAAGGAGAGTCGCTACAACGAGACGTCACTCAACAAAAAGAGTGGAGCTCGTGGAGTGTGGCAATTACTATGGGGGAAACCTCATTGGTCATTACTCAAACAGACTCAGGAGGCGCACGACTACGTGCTCCATCGATACGATACTTGGTGCGGGGCGTACAGGTTCCACCAGGAAAGGAACTGGTATTAACAAATGAATCAGCCTGAGTTTCTAGAAGCAGTCTTCAATCATTACGGATTGACCTTGCCACTTGGCGGGGAGAAATCAATCCTGTGTCCTGTACATGATGACTCACGTAAGTCTGCTTCAGTAAACTCAGACAAGGGCGTCTGGGTATGTTATGCATGTAACGCAAGTGGTTCTGGTATACAGATAATCATGGCACGTGAGAAGCTAACATACCCAGAGGCTCGTTCATGGGCGGAGAAGAACATAGGCAAAGAGTCTAAGTCATCTACTCCTACACGTGGACGGAAGAAGGGCAGTGGTAGGTGGACACCACCTAGATTGAGAGCTGCGTTGTGACAACTATTATTGGTATCCAACAAGACAACGGCTGCATTCTTGCAGCCGACTCACGTACCACAGCAGGTGGTAGACCGTTCTCGCATCCGATAGTTACTAAGATAACTAAACGTGGCAAGTGGCTGGTCGCAGGTGCAGGTGATGTGCAACCATGTGATGTAATCCAACACGTGTGGAAACCACCAGCAATCCCAGCCAATATCAAAGACGAGTATCACTTTATGATTACAACCGTAGTACCTAGCATGAGGGACTGCATCAAGGAGTCTGGGTATAGCCCAAGCAAGGATGATGAGGATGCTGGGTTTGAATTTTTATTAGCAATCAATGGAACCATCTACCAAGTAGATGATAACTATTCTGTATACCTACGTGACGATGGTCTGTATGGCGTAGGGTCTGGTTCATCATGGGCTCTTGGTGCATTAGCAGGTGGCGCAACATGGAAGCAAGCAATGCAGATTGCTGCTCGCAATGATGTGTATACTGCACCTCCGTTTATTACACACAGACAGGAGAAGAAGTGAGAACCAATCCCAAGCTCATTGAACTCTGGACAAAGGCAGCACATACATATCACGATTCATTAGCTGGTTCACCAGCTGAGGCATACCTTGAGAAGCGTGGCATCCTAGATGGCGCCCAACAATTTCTGTTGGGCTATGTAGTAGAGCCTGCTGCTGGTCACGAGGACAGACTCAAGCATCACTTATCTATTCCATACATTACCGAGGCTGGTGTTGTCGGGTTTAAGTTCCGTCGCATTGATGATGGTGACCCTAAGTACATGATACCTACTGGTCAGAAGCATCATTTGTATAACGTAGGCGCAATACTTCATGCGGTAAGGGAGGTGTTAATTGTTGAAGGAGAGATTGATGCTATTTCTGCAACTCTTGCTGGTCATCCTGCTGTCGCTGTCGCTGGCGTTAACGCTTGGAAGCCTTATTTCTCACGTTGTTTTGATGGTATAGGTAGAGTAGTAATTGCTACAGATAACGACGTTAAAGAAGATGGCTCTAACCCAGGGCAGGACTTAGCTCGCAGATTACAGGATGCAATCCCACAGTCTATGCGCGTGTCGCTACCGCCTGACAGTGATATCAATAGTATAATTGTAGACCAAGGAGCTCAAGCATTAACCGCATTGATTAATGCATTAGACAGTTAGAAGGGGCTCCGTTGGCAACCAGTAAATTAACCATCGATAATTTCCAGGAAGACGCTCAGGAAATTTACGACCATCTTCTGGATATCTTGGTCATGAAGCAAATCGATTACGGTCCACTCAATATTTGGAATGCACCTGGTGGTGCAACCAATGGGTTGATGGTTCGTATGTCAGATAAGTTAGAGCGATTAAAGAATTTAATCTATAACAGTATTGAACCAAACAACGAGGCACTTGAAGATAGCTTCATTGACATAGCCAACTACGCAATCATTGCGTTGATGGTAGAGCGAGGCATCTGGGAGAAGTATGCCACGCAACAGAAATAAAACTTACGAAGAGCAACGTGTGTCTCGCATTCGGTCTTACGGTATTAGTGTTGAAGACTACGACCGAATGTTCGAAGAGCAGGGTGGAGCTTGCTACATTTGTGGCTCAGCTCCCACGAGTAGAGCGCTCGACATTGACCATTGTCATAAGAGTGGCAAGGTACGAGGACTGCTTTGCAGTAACCATAATCGCGCCCTTGGTTTGTTAGGCGATGACCCTAACCTGTTGCTCAAGTCAATCGAATACTTGGTGAAGTCACATGACTGAGCTGACACGTGACCATCCCATCTGGGAACAGGTCAACGATATTACATCTGTGCTTTCTTATAACCTATCCAAGAAGTACCATCGGTTTGCCGAACAAGCAGACATCAAGCAAGCCATGAATGAGTACGCTTGGAAACGTAAGGACAAGGTAGCAGAGTACCTTATACGAGAAGAAGAGAATGAAAAGCGTATGGGTTACAAAGCTTTCTCTACCTTCATGCGTAGGGCAGGCGAGCGATATGCTCGCAAGGAGAAGGCACGTTCGCTTGGCTATGAGTTGGGTGATGAATACTTCTATCGCATCGAGATGATTGAGAACTTAATTAAAGTTCTTGGTTCAGAAGACACTCACTTGGTTAACCAAGTACTAGACCCAGATGTTCATGGCATCAAAGCTAAGAAGCAAGCAAGTGAAGGTAACAATCTGCTAGCTATGCTAGCCGATGTTGACCGCGCAATGAAGAAGCTTGACCCACGTACACAAGGGATACTCAACGCTAGGTTTGCACAAGACCAACCACTAACAGAGATTGCTACTAACTGGGAGATATCCCCGCAACGAGTAGAGCAGATAGCAACACGAGGTGTACGAGATATATCAGAACTACTTGGAGGAGGGGCTCCGTACTAATGGCAACTTGGGATTTCAAATGTATTACCTGTGACAAGGTGGTAGAACATAACATTAAAGATGGTGAAGAGTTTCCTAAATGCAGTGATTGCAACATAACATTAACGAAGCTGTTCGTCGCAGCACCTATTCACTTTAAAGGTGGAGGATGGGCAGGAGGTAGCAACGTTGGGTAAGTCAGGCAACCCTGCTAAGCAGGTTAAACCAAAGATAGGCAACGACCAAATCATGTTGACTTGGTGTGACAATGGAACTGTAGATGGCAAGTTTATGGAAGGTGTGGTGTACTCCCTGTTAACAGCGGGTCTTCCGATTACATCAGCTCAACGTGTGCAAGGCAATCAGATAGGTAGACAACGTGAGACAGCGTTCGATACCTGGCATAAGCAAACAGACTTTGATTGGATACTGTGGGTAGATAGCGACATCGTTCTTACGACCGAAGCGTTGCAAAAAGTTTGGGATGCAGCTGACCCAGTCAACCGACCTGTTGTTAGCGGAACTTACTACATTAGTAAGCAGATGGAATCCTCCATCATGCAACCATACGCTGCACTATTTAATGCACACGATGATGACAAGTACACGATGTCATACATCCATCCTCTACCACCCAACCAGTTGCTTAAGATTGATTACGCTGGCTTCGGCTTCTTACTTATGCATCGCAATGCAGCAGATAAGATACGAGAATTCCATGGTGATAAGCCACTGTTCCTAGAGACAGATGCTGGTGGTGCAGACGGTAAGGATAGATTTATTGGTGAGGATATCCAGTTCTTCATGAACATGAAGGAAGCAGGCGTCCCACTATACGGACACACTGGTGCTGGTGTTAAACACATGAAGCGATTTGCATATGATGAAGAGTTCTACAAACTCTATTGGATTACGATGATGAATAGTATGAAAGCTCAGGCGCGTGAAGAAGAAAAGGCGGGGGAATAATCCCCCGCCTTTCGTCTTACCACTGGCTAACGTCAGAGAAGAATTCTCTTTTCGTTTGCTCAGCGTTGTAGCACAGCTGATACATATCAGCCCTGCCTTTCTTATTACCCAACCGATAGGCAAAGAAACCTACTGCTATTGCGACAATGATTGTAATCATTTCTTTAATTCTCCAATTCGTTCTAGTAATTTATCTGGCTGTTCAAGGTGGACGATGAGGGCTCTGCCCCCATCGCCTTCTATATCTACGGCAACCAAGTGCTTAACAAACTTCTCTGCCTGTAGTTGTGTGTTGAACTCACCCCACGCTTGGACTGGAGCCCATCTTGCTAGCTGTGCTATGAGTATGTATGAGTCACGCTTACCTCGTGCCGTATCCAGCGCTTCGATAATCTCTAACGCTAACTCGCTAGCACTTTCGGAGGCGCTATCTTCTGGGTCTAATAAGTTAGCAACTAACTTAATCTCAGTCGGACGTGGTCGTGCCATTAGTATTCCTTCATGCACTGCACGTATCTCTGGTGGTAAGCCAGAGCTTCGAGTGCTTCACGTGTAGTTCGTCGTTCGATTTCTGCATTGCAGTAATCGCATATGATTGTCACGCTTGCTAGATGTATCATGCTTCTTTCCTCACTTCCCATTCTCGTGTAACTATTTCGCAGACATCTCCGTCTGCTTCCTTGTAGTACATATGAGCACCAGCCATGAAGAGAACCTCGTCCTCATCATCGCCGATACCGTAGGTATCATGGTACCCACAGTACCATGACCACCCAGCGATAGGCTTTATTACTAGTGATGGCTCACGCACCACTAACGTGGTGCTGTCCTTGAGTTTACCCATCGGTATTCTCCTGTCGTGAGTACAGGATGACGTCAGTCATTGTCACTTCTAGTTCATCGTGACGTGGTTGTTCAACCAACTCTGGTTGATTATTTTTTTCTGCATAGATTGCTAGGTAATCTAAAGCTTTGAGAAGGTACTGCCCATCCTCCGCTGATAGCGGAGGCTGAGCAACCTCTTGGTCGAACTCATCTACGTACTTCTGTAGCGGGTTCTCTGTCATAGTTAAACTCCTTTCGTGATTAGTTCAAGAGCCTTGCTCTTGGTGCGGTCGAATGAACCAGACACCACACGCTCTGCTCGTACTGCTCCTGACTTGTGGCTGAACCAATCGATGTACTCAACGATTGCTTGGAATGCACCGAAGGCTGTGCCTTTGAGGTTATCTTGTGTGCCAGTTGCACCTTGGTAGATATTCATAGCAGCACCACGTGCATCTAGTGCTTTGTTGTACTGACGCTTCTCTCCTTGAGAGAGACGGAAGTATGGGATTGATTCGACATGGCTAGGCAGTGACCACATCTTCTTAAAGATGTTGGCTACATCATCATCATTAACAGTTGTATTCAACAACTTGTCAGCCACAGATTCGTATGTCTCGATACCTGTATAGATAATGTCCAACATTTGGCGAAGGTCATTGACCTTTAGTTGAGCGTTGGTTGTGTGGTGCAAGGAATACTTTGTATCCTTGCGGAAGATGCCAGAGATTTGATTGGTGCAGAACAATCGGTTAACGATTGGTGTGATACCCAATGAGCATGACCCATCATGGGAGGTTCGTGCTAGTAGGTATGCAGAGTGTGGGTCACCAGCAATCTTCACTTCCTTTGGAAGTGCAAGGGTCATCCAGACTTGAGCACCACCACGTAACGCACCTGCTGCTGCATACCTGGCTTCGCCAGAATCTACTAGTGCATCCAGCGCTGAGAACATCTCATCATTCTGGAATACTTTGTATCGGCTACCAACTGTACCTAGTACAGCCTGACTACCATCCTTATCGGTACGGACAGTGGCTAATGTATTGGGTACTGGCAGACGGCTAACGCCGTCGTTGCTTAACGCTAAAGCTTCGACATCAGCAAGTGATACTTGCCAGTCGAGTCCCGCTTGTACTGCTGCATCATGTGCTGATGTTGCTGTTACTTCATAGCCTGCAATGCTCATTGCTTGGCGTCGTTCTGTTCTTGTTGTCATTTGTATTTCCTTTCAGGTTGGGTTGGATGGGAAGTTATATTCTCACATACGGCTGGCAAAGTCAACGACTGCATCTTTAAGCTGGTCGTGATAATGCCCTGTGTTGCAGACGATTTCGCCTGTATCTGGGTGGAGGTACGCCCTCCATGTTACGTAAGGGTCGGCGTTCCTTAACATCGGCTCGCTACCTTGTAAGTCTTTCAGCCATAGGCAGAGGATAATTTTCTCACCATCTACCCATGAGTTCTTAGCGTCGACGATGACTGCCCCATTGGGGCAGCTAGCGCCACGTCTGATTGTTGCCATCGTTATGCCTCCTGTATGTATTCGATACGTGTGTCATCGATAGACCATGTGTCTACCTCTGTGTTCTGGTTGTCGATATCCCACTCGATGTCAGCGCTGATACCGATTTCTTCTGCGATTGAACGAGCATCCTCTTCGGACGCTGCCGTTACCTTGAATGACGCATAGACTGTGTATCGAACTTGTACTTCGTACTCTTTGGTGAACACAAGTTGGCTACCGAATACCTCGTTGAGTATGTCTGATACCTCACCGAAGGTGATGTTGCTTGTCTCTTCACACTTGCCATCTTGGATGGCGTCGTTGAGCATCGTGTATAAATCACGTACTTGATTGCGATGGTTGTTGATGGTGGTACGTAGACCATCATTGATGGTTCGTTGTGACTCAAGGTCAACACGTAGTTTGTCAGCCTCGCTAAGTGATGCTATGCCTACTGCTTCTTGTACTGCTTGTTCGGTTGTTGTCATGGTGGTGCCTCCTTCGGTTGGTTGGGTTGATACGTACTGCATTTGCTTGCCACATGGGCAGGTCATCTTGACTTCACCGCTTGGAAATCCAAAGCCATCTCTGGCATGGAATTCAACGGCTGAATCACATTCATCTTGGTCACATACGAACCAATACTTTTGGCTGGTCATTTGGTTTTCCTTTCGGTTGGTTAATCGGTCGGTTATATATATGCATAGCTTTGCTATGCTATCTTTGACGCCTGTTATCCACAGCATGCGCCATCGTTGGTATCGGCACAGCATTCTGAACAGAATGGTTCGTTGTCCTTCATGCTATTCCGACATCCATATTCATCCATCGTGTTGGTACATGGGTGTCCCTCGTATCCGAAGCACACGAGTTGAGCCAGTTCATCGGCTGTCATATCGTAGATATGTTTACTCATCTTCCTCCTCCTCCATGTGGTGTGGGTCAATAGCAAGTTTGCTATCGATTAGATATGCACGTACTGCATTGTCGATACCTTCGTATCCATCTTCGTCGATAGATACTGGTTGCCAATGGTCGCGGATAATCCACGCCATCAGCACTGCTGGCGTGAATACGGTTACGATGTCGTACTCTTCCTGTTGTTCGGTCATTGTTACCAATGAATGCCAGATTGCTAGGTCGGTCATGGCTGAGCGCCATATCTCTAGTGATTTGCGATAGGTTGTTAAAGATTCCGCAGCCTTTACAAGTAAAGTCACGCTGTCTTCTACTGTGTTCATGTGTTCCTCCTTATTTCTTTGCGATAGCAAAGCGAATGTCTGCCTTGCCATCGATACATAGTCGGCATGTTGCACAAGCACTACCTTCGGTAGTGATTAGTGGAATGGAACCCAGATTCTCTGGGCATTTCGCACCCACCTTGCCAGTCATACTGAGCATCGTGTCCTTTGCATCAGCAAAGGTGTCAGATAGATAGGCAACCTTTATCTTTACACCTTCGGTGCGAAGATAAACAGCGTTGGATTTGTTCTCATCATCTGTACTAAAGTACAGTGACAGGTTGTCAAGTCCATCCAGAATTCTTGCAGCGGATGGCACTCGTGTATATACCCAGAACTTGATGTCTGGGTTGAGCATGATGACTGCTCGCCATGCTTTGGCATAGGTATCGGAGAAGAAATCCCCATCCCAATGGATGCGGAAGATAGGTTCGGCATCCTTTGCTTTGCAATCCAAGCGGAATGAAGCAACCATATCGTCCAATAGATTGGACATAGTCTCTAGGTCTGCATCTTTAAGCAGGTTCCAGTTGTGTAAGAGAGTATCTCTTACTGATGGGAAGATGCGCTCCAACTTTCCAGCGTAGCAAATCTTCTCGCATATACTGGTGGCGTTGGGACATGAGTACTGCTTACCACTAGGTAAGCCGAACGTGTTAGCAATTGCTGAGCGTTTGCCATTTGGTGTTGGCATATTGGTGACCTTACGGTCATTGGAACGCTTGAGTCCTGCCATTGTGTTGCTCCTTTCGGTTGGTTGGTTTAGCCCTTATATATATGCACAGCTTTGCTGTGCTATCTATTCATGGTCGAAGTCGCACCATGGTTCGAGATGATGCCCCTCTACGATGGTGTATGCGGGGGCTGTAGGGTAGCCACGCCATGTGACACCGTCTGGTAGTTGGATACTCTTGTGAGTATCCCCTTCCGATACCGCATAGATGGCTTCGATACATGGTTCCACCATGGTAAGTGGAACTGGCGGGTAGTGATTGCTTCGCAATTGGATGCTGATAGATTGCCGAATGTCAAGGACATTCTCTGCCAAGTCTTGAGCCATCGTGCTCCCCATTACGCGACCTCCTTGTCTGCTTCAATTGCATACTTTGCAATTGCATCGAACTCACTTGCTCCCCATCCGAGCAGTAATTGCTTTAGCAAATTGACTGCCGATGCAGGGATTGTTTCTTCTACTTGACTAATTACATTAGTCACCATAGTTTCGTAGTCGTACTGGATTACATCGCTGATAGACGCGACGCTTCCCTTGTATACGCGAGTCATCTGGATGAGGTCATCCCATGCTTCTTGGTCATTCTCGACTACCATTAGGTAGTCCCTTACGAATACTTCTCCTGCGAACTTCATTAGATTTCTCCGTTCTCTTGTAGTTTTCCGATGGCATTTGCCATCGCTTCTTGCCATGTGTATCCTTCTCCTCCACCTACGAAGGTTTCCCAGTCATTGAGTTTGAAGAACTCAACGTAGTATCTTGTCCCGCGAGGGGCGTTCTCATCTTCTTGGTGGTTCAGTTGTACTTTGTAGTCCATCATCGTTCCTCTCGAATTGTTGTTGCCCAGTGTTGCTCTAACTCTGCAGACCTACGGTCTGCTATCTTGATATCCACGTAGTCCCATACGAGAGCCACGAGCATGATGCCAATCACGCTGAAGAGGATTCCAATTGCGAGGAAGTCTCCCCAATAAAGTCCATAACCGTTCATAACTTTTCTCCAATCTGCCAATCGAATTTCGGCTGGCTCCCCTTATATAAGCAAAGCTTTGCTTTGCTATCTTGAGATGTGCATGCGCCTGCATCATGGCGCCCGCCTGTTAGTAGCCAATACGCGTGAGGTATTAGTAGTCCATATACGTGCATGCAGGTCTGCCCGCGCATACGTATGTATGCAGCGGTGTGTGTATGTGGGGTGTGTGTTCATGTATGTATGACATGACCAACAGGCTCACGACACGCTTCCTGTCCGTCTGAATTTGACATGCTGGGGCTGGTCGTGTATTATGGTTTCCATCAGTCGGCGCTGGGCTGGCTGATAACCAACCGAAAGGCAAGAAGATGATTACAGCATGGACACACGATGATTTACTAGTAAATCTCAAGGATGAAGTTAACGAAGTTAAAAGCTTTTATAACGTACCCTCGCTCGACCATGTACCTGATTTCGAATTAACTACCGTTAAGTTCGCGCAATTAGGTGACCTAGTTCCACTAGGTAAAGGCAAGGTCGGTATCGTGTTCGACGTAGTCGAAAGCATGGGTGTGCGCGAGTTAAGTATCGTGGCATCAAATCTTCGCGTGGTTCTCAAGCGAGTAAGCGCATGAGGGCGATAGCGTGTGACGATAACGGTACTCTCGCGGTGGTACGCGAGGGGAAGTTAGATATCTACACGCTCATCGGCGAAGCCGACACGCCCAAGGATTTGACAAGTCGGAGTGTGTATACACTCCTTCACTCCATAGACGAGCCCGATAGTGAGGCGCGTATATATGAGTGGTTCAGGGCTCTATAGATAGTCAAGCCCCTCTTCCATCTCCGCGAGGACGGTGGGGGAGGGGTTCGCCTTTTCAGGCACAGTTACGCGGGGCAGGGGGCAACCCTTGCCCCTTTTTTTGTGTGTTTTACCCTAGCCGACCCCCAGGATGTTTAACCCCACCCCCCACCCGCCCCCCACTATCAACCAAAATATTTTCACCAGAACCAGGCTCTGACCTGCACTTTTAATATATTTTAAAAATAATTACCAAAACCCCTTGAGACACGCCCACCCTCTAGACCCCTATATAAGTGTAACGGCGAAGTTCCACTGAGCCGTAAACGGCAGTCTTAACGACTGCCTTTATTGGTAAATAAGCTTATGTGGGGATACCTCTGTCTGGACCCCTGTAGACCCCTACAGATACTGGAGTAGAGTTGGAAAGAAATCTAACCCCCGAAGAGGCTCGTAAAGAACTCATCGACTTGGTACGCCAAGGGCGCACCATCGCCGATGCCCTAAAGGTTATTGGTCGCTCTCGCTCTTGGTATGATACCCAACGGCGCGAAGCTCAAGGCTTCGCTGCCTACGTAGACAATGCTCGGTTTAGAACAGCAGACCTCGCAGAAGATGCTCGGTCTGGTCTATCTGACTTTGCCGAATTCTCCGAGAAGTATCTTGGTGCGAAAGTTTGGGACCACATGCTTAACGTGGTCGATATGTTAGAGGGCAGAGAGCCCCGCTGGATTGAACCAGCAATGACTTACGAAAAAGGCTCTGGCGGTCTATCTCGTTTGCTGGTAAACGTACCACCAAACCACGCCAAGACGATGACTATCACGATTAACTACGTGACTTACCGTATCGTTAAGAATCCTAACATCTCGGTTATCGTTATTTCGAAAACCCAGGAACAAGCAAAGAAGTTTCTCTACGCTATCAAGCAGCGTTTAACGCATCCGCGTTACGCTGACTTACAAGCTGCCTTCGGTCCAGCCGATGGCTACAAAGCTACCGCTGACCAGTGGTCGGCTAACAAGATTTACCTTGGCGGAGATATCCGCGACAACGACGCTAAAGACCCTACGGTCGAAGCTATCGGTATGGGCGGTCAGGTCTACGGCGCACGTGCAGACCTAATCGTGCTAGACGACGTGGTGACGTTGTCGAACGCCAATGAATGGGCGAAGCAACAAGAATGGATTAGGCAGGAAGTTGCCTCACGTCTCCCACCAGGAGGCGGTCAGCTTCTTGTAGTCGGTACTCGCGTATCAGCAGTCGACTTGTATAAAGAACTTCGCAACCCCCAGCATTACACGGATGGTGTACTTCCGTGGTCATATTTGTCCATGCCAGCAGTACTTGAGTACGCTGACAATCCAAAGGATTGGAAAACCCTTTGGGCTAAATCAGAGCAACCTCTTACAGACACTGACGTGCCTGACGAGAATGGTTACTTTGACCGATGGACAGGCGAACGCTTAACGGCGGTTCGCAACGAGGCAGGACCATCCAAATGGTCACTGGTTTACCAGAACCTCGATATCGCGGAGAATGCAATCTTCGACCCGATGTGCGTCAGAGGCGCAGTCAATGGAATGAGAAAATCGGGTGCGCTTATTGCAGGCGCAGCGGGACACCCTGATAATGCACAGAACTTCTATCGCATTATTGGTATTGACCCAGCGATGTCTGGCGACACCGCAGCTGTAGCTTACGCAGTTGACCGCAGAACCCACAAGCGCTATGTCATGGACGTTCACGTCATGAGCAGCCCCACACCTGCAGCAATTCGCTCCTTGATAAGAGAGTGGACGGATGCGTACAAACCGCATACCGTTATCGTTGAGTCAAACGCTTTTCAGCTTTTCTTAACACAGGACGAGGAAATTAGAAACTTCCTCGCCACACGTGGTATTAATTACCGACCACATTACACAGGTAATAACAAGCAAGACCCAGAGTTTGGCGTAGCCTCACTCGCACCGTTGTTCGGTACCGTCATTAAGCGAGACGGTAACAACAACAACTTGAAACATGCAGGCGACAACATGATTGAGTTGCCAGACAGTTCAAGAAATGAACATATTAAAAAGCTAGTAGAACAACTTGTAACCTGGCAGCCAGGAGTACAAGGCAAACGATTAAAGATGGACGCCGTAATGGCGTTATGGTTCTGTGAAATCGTAGCCCGTGATGTTCTACTTACTTCAGCAAATGTACCAAACTTCCTCAAAAACGAATTCACACCTCGTTCCGAGATTGAGTCTAGGTACATCGTCAACTTAGATGACTTAGCTGCAGCGCAGCGAATAGTGAGATTGTGACTTCATGAAAGAATTCGTACAAGCTTTTGAGCAATTAAAAGCTAGAAACGCCGAGCGCGATAAGCGCATGCGCGAGGTAGCTTTAGTTCGTGCTGGTCAAGCAGACCAAGTATTTCGTGGCTTGTTCCCAGAAGGAACTTGGTCACGTCCAATCATTGCTAACCTTATCGACGTTGTAGCTCGTGATGTATCTGAGCAAGCTGGTGTTCTACCTACCATTACTGCTGCTGGAGATTCATCTCTCGATGATTCCCAGCGTACCAAAGCTGATAAGCGTACAAAGATTTGTAATTACTATGTAGCTTCATCACGACTTGGTACGGAACTACTGCGTGGCGCAGACCAGTTGGGTACATACGGATTCGTTGTATTCCGTGTGGAACCTAACTTTAAAGAACGTCGCCCACATATTCATGTTGAAAACTCCATGGGTGCGTATTACGACGTTGATAGATTTGGCGAAGTCCAAGTTTATGCTCGCTCTTACTATCGTAAGGCGGGAGATTTAGCAGCTCAATTCCCTGAGTATGCTGACAAGATTCTACAAACAGGTGCGTTCTCTCGTGGAGATACAAACCAACTTCTTGAAGTTGTACGATGGACTGACAAGAAGCAAGCAATTATGTTTATCCCAGAACGAGGGGGAGTAGTACTTGCACAGACACCGAACAAATTGGGTAAGGTACCAGTTGCAATTGCTCAACGTCCTTCACTTGATGGAGAAGTCAGAGGCTCGTTCGACGATGTTTTACCTGTCTACGCTGCCAAAGCTCGACTTGCTTTACTTACTATGGAGGCTGTCCAGAAGTCTGTCGAGGCTCCTCTTGCTTTGCCTACTGATGTTACTCAGCTATCCGTTGGTCCTGATTCAGTCATTCGTTCTAACTCCCCTGAGAAGATTCGTCGTATTAATCTGGACGTACCTCAATTTGCTTTTGCTGAGAATAATGTTCTAGCCGATGAAATGAAGCTGGGAACACGATTCCCACAAGCACGTGCAGGACAAGCAGAAGGTTCTATCGTTACTGGTCAAGGCGTCAAGGCGCTTATGGCTGGATTCGATTCACAAATTAAAGTTATTCAATCAGTACTTGGTGAGGCAATTGGTCAAGCTATTTCGCTTGCACTAGCAACCGATGAAGTTTACTTCAAGGAAGTTACACGTGAAGTATCTGCTACAGCAAACGGTGTTCCTTACAAGTTAAAGTACAAACCATCAGCCGACATTAACGGTAACTACGGAGTTACGGTTGAATACGGACTAATGGCAGGTCTAGACCCTAACAGAGCGCTTGTATGGGGTCTTCAAGCTCGTGGCGACAAGCTAATCTCTCG